TGTCGCCGGCCGAGAGGGCCGCATTCATCTTTTCCGTCTGGAAGTAAGGACGCCCGAGGATCGTACCGGGAGCGCCGTTCGCCAGGCCGGAGCGGATATCCATCCAAATCGGGATGGCACCGGAGGCGAGAGTGCCGCTGTAGGAGGCGAGCTCGAACAGGTAGGGCAGCGTCTCGTAATTGATGCACCACACAGCCTTATTCCGCGCCACGGGGAGCAGTCGGCTGTAGAGCGTGGTGATATCCTTCGAGTAGATCTTGCTCGTACCCTGGCGCGTGACGGAATTGAGGCACCCGGCATTCAGAACGCCGAGGGGCTCGCCGCCGCCGTGGCCCTGGAAGAAAGCGTAGTCTTCGTAATAGCCCCACGCCTCGCCGAACGCCCTCTTAATGAAAGCCTCGAGGCCGATGGCGTTGTCCGCAAGCAAGCTATTGCTCGCCACGGTGTAGCCCGTGAGTTCCTTCGCCGAGAGCTTGACCTGGCCGAACGTCGGCTCGGTCTCCGACATGGTGCCAACCTCAGCCGTCCAATAGGCCAGGACGCCACCGAACACCGTCGAAACGTGGCTCGAGTCATAGAGACGCGGCATGTTCAACGTGTCGGTCGCCATCGGGACGACCATAGCGCCGTTGGCCCGGACGATGCTCTGCTCGAGGCCGAGCTGGAGCATTTGCATCCGGTATTCCTCGGGAACGAGGAAGCCGCCGGTCGAATCTCCGCCGATAGACGACATGGCGGCCTTGACCAGGGCCTGATTATTGGGGTCAATCCCTTTCTGGTTATGAAAGATTTCTTCCGAGCTCCGAAGTTCACCCTTATTGGTCAAATACGCCAGCCGATTGTCATACCCGCGCCCGTCCCGCCCTCTGTAGACGGCCGAAAGGAAGTCGCCGTAGGAATTGAACTTGTTGGTCTTGATTTCCTTCGCGACTGCCTTATTCGTTTCCTCGTCCAGAGGCGTGGCCGGCTTAAAGGTTGCGGGGACGTTTTTCATGATAGCCCCGACTTGATCGCTGACTTCCGTCTTCACGGCGTCCTTGATCGCGTCGATGAGCTCTTGCTTTTCGATGCCCACTTTTATCTCCGTTGATTTAAGCTGACTATGTGGATTTCGCCCGCGTCGGGGGAGCGCTTTTATATATCTCTGGCCGTGAGGCCCGAACTGCCAACCCCCGTGTCTCCCACGTACCCTGTGCCAAAAACGCCACTACGGGCATCCTGACACGAAATTCGGGCACTTTGGGAGTCGTTGTCGGCTCCATTCGGGTTTATGCGGCCTGATATCTCTCGGCGTATAGGCCGGAGCGTGCGATAATATCAGCCTGATTATCCTGCCCCTCGCGTGCGAGACGCGGAGGGGGATGATCTATCTAACTTTGCCCCTTAGTTTATCGAGCGACAGGGCGACCGAATCCTGTACGAGACGCTGGAAGTCTGCGCTCTTGAGAAAGCCCAGGATGTCGGCCAGCTTGTCGTCCTGGGGCGCGGCCTTCGTCTCGACCTCAATCTCAGTCGTCGGCACGACAACCGCCTTCGGAGCTTCCGGCTCAGGCTTCGGAGCGTCGGCACCGTCGAGCAGCGCTTGTAATGCCTCAATACAAGCTTTCAGCATTTCGCGTGTCTTGGCCGAGAGCGTCCGACCAGCCTTCATAAATTCAATCTCAGCCTTGAGCATCCCGTTCTGCTCGGCCAGCGTCACCATCTGATCGGCAATCTCGACGGGTACTTGGATGATGTCCTCGGTGAAGGCCTTCTCGACTTCGGGTTGAGACTCGGGTTCAGCTTTCGTTTCCGGCTCGACAGCCCTAACAGGCTCCTCGGCCTTTATCTCTGTATCAACTTCAATCATTTCTTCCGTCTCCAATTTCTCGATGATATTTGTCTCGACAACTTCGATGGACTCCTCGATATCCTTTCGGAGCAACTCGGGAAGCAGGCCCTTTGCTACCGCGAGCGTCAACGCCTCGGGACATGATGGAATCGGCACGGCGCTATATTCGAGGAGTTCCCACTTCTTATATGTCCGCGTCGGCTTGCCGCCCTTTGTCTCTACGTCCTCATACTCAAGCGGGATGAAGCCGACAGACCACGCCTTGAGCAGCGGCCCTGTGCCCTCTACGTCATCCGTATAGGCGTGATAGAGTTCATCAGAGAAGGCCGATTTTCCAAAAGCGGTCTTGGCTACCAGGCCCTTGCCATCTTGCTTGATCCAGATGTTCTTTGCTACGGGGATACTTTTGTAGTCGTGCGCGTAGAGCACCACAGGATTAGTGCGGTAATTCTCGAGCACCGCCCCGTCCGGCATAAGGCGCTCACCGTCCCTGTCCTTGACGCCCGTCGAGATGTAGCTGATGACAGCCCGCTCGCCCGGCTGGATATCCGACTTGTCGGCAACAAAGAACTTGCGGACAAACGGGATATCTTCTTTCTTGAGGTGCAACCGCTGAGCCGTAGCTTTTGCCTCCTCGGGAAAGAGGTCGGCATATTTAAGATGCTGTGTAATCGTTTTCATTGATGCTCCGTTAGGTCGTTTGTATCTTGTGCCACCGGGCTTTTATTTCAATCCCACAAATCCTCGAAGTATTTTCTGAATAAGTCGAGCCCATGTTCCTTACGCCCCAACTCGATAAGGCTAATGGGACAGGGGTCGTCGAGTACTATGCGGAAGGCGCAGATTATATCCCCGAGTACACGTTCCCATTCCTCGGGATGCTCGCTAAATGCCAGCGGGACGCCGCATCGCCGCATGGCCTTGAACACCTTGAGGCGCTTGTAAATGATCTTCGCTAGATAATGGTCGAGTCCCCAAATATCGCAGTCGGCATATCCACGGGTCAGACGCTGCCTCGCCCAGCGGAGACGCTCACGGAGATAGCGGAACTCGAAACGGAGGTTGGTCATTCTCCCTCCTCCTGAGCATAGCCCATTTCGTCCATCTGATCAGCACTCATACTGCCCAAACTGCATCGGCACGCGGGATGCCTAGGAGGCGCTAGCACCGTCTCGTAATCCGTCGTCGTGAACTCATCGTCTAGCGGTATCGGGTCCATGTCTGCGAGCTCTAGGCACTCATCGCAGGCGTCGTCTGAGGCAATCCATATCTTGTAGTCCACGACGCCGCTCTGCCTGAATGCCTCAAGCGCCGCTTGATTCGATGCCCGGATCGTCTCTGTCCTGGCGATCATCTCGGCCCGCGTCGCATTGTATTCGTCGAATATCGCATTGACGCGCTTCGCCAGGAGCGGCATACCCTCACCGGCCTCGATACCGGCACGGAGAGCCGTCCTCAAATCGTCGAGACTCACTTCCTCAAGGTTCTTGCTAAACTTGGGAACGTAATTCTCGATCCACTTGATGACGCCCGACACGTCGGCGTTGAACTCGATGCCGAAGCCGTACTCCTCGACAAACTGCGGCCCCATCTCGGCAATCTGCTTGACGAGGAGTGACCGAGCCGCCTCCGCTATGGCGTCACCGTGTACGCCCGTCGGATGTAGGATCTGCTCGATCATGTGGCCGATATCGGCTTTGGCAATGAGCGCCTTCCGCACTTTCTTGAGGTTCGCCAGGATCGTGCGCCGTTCCTTCTCCCACTCGGCGCGGAGCATCGCCGCCCACTTCGCCTCCCACGGCACCAAGCGACGGTCGAGCGCGGCTAGGTCGTGATGATGTGCGCCGGGATGGGCGCGGGGAGCCTTGGCGAATCGTTCGCTGAGCATGTGGCAGAGGTCGTGTGTGACTGCCTCACCGATGATGCGGTCGGCAATCGCCCCGGCGATCTGCTCGCGGTGGGTTGTCATGCGCCTAGCCGTTCCCTCACCTTCTCAAGCACCATGTCGGCCATCTCCTCAACGGGCTGTGCGCCTGAATCCGACGCGGGGACTGCCTCTGCGTCCTGCTCGCTGCCTTCGGGATTGACGACGATAGTCGGTATTGCGGGCGTAGGCGGCTCCTGGCCTACTTGCGTCAGCGTACTCGGCAGCCACGGCATATCGCCCCACTCAGCATCATCCATGCCCTCATCGCCCCGCACATCATTGATCGTATAGACGCCCCGCGCTAAGAACTCGGCCGTCTTCTTGAAACCGTATTCCTTATCGTCGGCTACGGGATTGTCGAACGCGACGAATAGCTTGTCGTCGAACAGCGGCAGCATCTTCTCATTCAACTTCTGCTCGATGCGGCGCAGGCGCGGCAGGATGGCGTTCTTGGCGTGTCGGTAATCGGCAACCTCGGCGTTGGCCCGGTTTACGTCTGTCGCTACAAGGCATGAAATAGGGACGCCAAATGCGGCGGCGATCTCCTCGCGGATAAGCTTCCGTCCTTGGACGTAGTTCAACTCCTGGGGTGTCATGACGTTAGGAGTGAACTTGAGGCCGCCGGCAGCGATGATCGACCGGCCCGCATTTCTAGCGCCCGAGTATTTCTGCTCGACCTTCTGCTCAAGGCGGTCGAACGTCGCCTTATCCACGGGCGTACCCGTCTCGGTCGTCCAGACGCCGCTTATGGTCGCCTTCTTTTCGAACATCGCGCCCTCGAACTCGGCCATCTTCGAGTTGATGTACACGGCGTCGACAACGCCCGCGATGCATGAGAAGCCGCGATATTCATTCTTGGGGTTCGGAAGGCTGAAGTAGAGAATCTCCTCGGCCGGGATATCGAACTCCGTCGAGCCCTTCCTGTAGTGGTATGCCTGAATCCAATTCTTGAGGTCGCGCCCAGGCACCGGCCTGATGTACTGACTCGGCACGGTCCATATCTCAAACGGCAAGCCCGTGCGGTCGGTATTCAGCCACCAGTATGCTTCGCCCGTAAGGTCTAGAAAGACGGACGTTATCTCCATGAGGTCGTATTGGTTGTGGAACGGATTGACGGTCCGCATGAGGTCAAGGAAGCGATGCTCGGTCACTTCCTCGGTCGCCACGCTCTTGCGGAGGAAGCCCTGCAAGCCGACGTTTGTCTCAAGCCACGTCTTCCGCTCCGGCTTCAGGCGCTTCGTCGTGATGGTCGTAAACTTCTCCGTCGTGTCCGTCTTGCCCACATAGAGGCGCAGGGGGACGCTCGAGAGTGTCGTTGCATTGAGTGAGGCGCAGGCATAGACCCAGGACGTGAACTGCTGGACCATCTCCTCGGGCGTGCGCGGCAGGCGCTTCTCCGTCAGGCCCGGCCCCCACATCACGGGGTCCATCCATGCCGTCGGGTCCGATACTGAGGGGAATTGCTTTTGACGCGCCGATTCATAGAGGCCGGTATATTTGCCGACCGTTGTTATGACTCGTTCTATAAGGTTCATGGATTATTGTCCGTTTTGTCAGAACACGAAAATGTCCGGCCTGGCCTGGTTCTCTCTCAGCCAATTCGCCAGGGCCAGCGCAATCACGCAATCGTCGTGATAACCCTCGGGTGCCGAATACGTCACGGTCCCCGACGGATTCATCTGATACTCGAATATCTGAAGCTCATTCGTCTGGACAGGCTCATCGAGAAGCTGGATCTTCCGCTGCTCAATCGATATCATCAGGCTCTGTATAAGCCGCTTCTTCGAGTCCTGCGTGAACTTGTAGCCTTGCACGGGCAGGCCAGCGCGCTGGAAGTCGTCAAATATCGGGTCGCCGACGCCACTTGCATCGATGAGAAGTAGGGCCCCGTATTTCTGGATGATGCCAGCGACGAATTCCTTCTGATACGGCCAGTCGAGCTTTTGGAGGCGCGTAAAATATACTTGCCGCCCCAGGTCGTCGATTATCGTCAGCACCGTGAAGTCAACGTGCTTTGCCAGGTCGAGACCGGCAAGGTAGCTGCGGCCGACTACGGGGTCAGATGCCTGTGAGCCGATGCACTCCGATACGCCCCGGAACACACCCGCCGAATCCTCGAGGAACTCGGCTAGATACTCCTGGCGAAATACGTCATCCGGCAACGTCAGGCGTGCCTGCTCGATATCGTCGGCTGGCACCTTCGGGTTATCTGCCGTCGGGAATAGCCAACTCTCATAGTCGGGCCAGGCCGTTCTATCCTGCCCCCGCGTCCAGAGCTCGTAGAACCAGTTGCGGCCCTTGGGCGTTGACGTGAACATCACCCGACCGCCCGTGTCGGATAGCGCCGGACGGAGCACGTCCTCGAATGCCTCGCGCTTGACTCGCGCCGCTTCATCGATTACGGCCCGATGGACGCCAGCACCGCGCAGGCTGTCGGGGTTGTCTGCCGACTTGAACTCGATGATGCCGCCCGATAGCAACTCGGCCCGCTTATCGCTCAGGTTGACGCTTGCGATGCACCCCGAGTTTCGGTTAGCCCGCATGAACACGTCAAAGACCATTTTGGCCTGACCATGGACAGGTGCGATCCACCAATTCA